TTTTAGGCATTTTGGCATAGTCCATGTCGGGCTCCTTAGGTTATTTCGCGACCAGATACACGCAGCGTCAGGGCGGTGGCATTGCTGGCAATCGTGCTGATAAAAGCGCCTGCATCTAATTCATGCCCGACCAGTTCTGGACATAGATAAGTCTCTCCTGGCACTACGGTTCGATCATCGATGATCAAGTTGCTATTGCCTGCGCTGCCGCCTGATTGAACCAGATTGACGCTAAAGGTGCGATTAACCGTGTCCGTGTTGGTCACAGTGGCCTTATCGATCAGCGCCTTGACTGCCGTAGCTGTGTATTGCGTGGTCTGGACGGCTTCCATCTGCTTGGGAGGCACAAGGGTTTTCACGGTGACGGTCATTACTGCACTCCTTGGAGATTGTTCGTTGCGGTCAGTATAATAGAGGGAATGGCCGGATGCACGCCTGTTGCCGGAAAGGCTGCCATCTGCGCGTTAAGGTTTCCAACCTCCCACATCACTTCGAGATAGTCCGAAGCCTTCATGCTCACCAACAGATTGAAGGCTTGGAGCAGTTCCGACTGATTGTTCTGGATGTTGAGATATAGGGCCGAGTTGGGAATATTGGTTCCGTTCTTCCTAAACCATACCCATACGTCATGATTGGAGCCGCCGGTGGAATCAAACTGGATCGACACCTGAAAGTTGTAAATGCCCTCGGTATCAACCACGATGCGCGAGGTAGGCGATCCGATAAAAATCCCCTGACTTATGTCGGTCGTGTTGAATGTGACTGGCGTTGCGGTATTGATTACCGTGGCAGCTTGCGTTGTGGTATCAAAGAACTGCCCGTAACGAGCGCGCTTAAACTCACGGGGCGGTGGCACCATCTGCAAACCATCTACCGCTGTCGCTAATTGTGCTAACAACGCTAACGCCTGATTGGCCTTGTTCTCTGCGGAAGCGATACCAACCGAGGTTTCCTGATTAAGCCCCTCGACCATACCTAGTGCTTGCACCGCCTTTTGATCGGCATTGCCGGCAAGGATTGTTGCAACCTGAATTGAGTTAGGCGTGGTGGAATCAACCGTCGTGAACAATAGCTCGAACTGCTTGATCTGCTCGTGGTCCTTGAGGAACGTTGCCAGTTGATCTCGCGTAAGATTCAGCCGCCCAGCCATCAGTAAGCCAGCCCCTCGATCTGGGCCTCAAGACGGGCGAAAGAGATATGGGAATCGCTGTCACCTCGAAAGCGTTGGATTCTCCAGTTGCGCATGCTGCCTTGCTGAAACCATGTCAGGCGCTTCTTTGTGTTGCCAATAGTCCCGACCTCAATGAATCGGTCTTGGCTCCAGGATAGCCCGTCGAGCGAATAGCTGGTGCTGATCTGTGGGTTAACGCCCAATGCAACGCGGCCCGTTAAACTAACGAGTTCGAGTTCATGGAACAAAACACCGTTGCCCTCGTTATAGACAATCATGGTGCCGAATTCCCAGCGCACTTTCTCGCCCCAATGTGTGCCGATGTTATCAACCAGATAACCAACGTTGCTAGATTGCGGATCCCCAACGAGCCACTTGTCATAAGCCCACACTAAGTTGCGAGCGCGATATTGGCTAAATCCTACCACGGTGCTGGTTAGCACAAACCACACAGGCTGATTAAGGGCTTGGGTAGCTGCGCCGTCAAAGACCAAGGTGCGGTCTGGAAGGTGGATGTAGAGGTGCTGATGTGATCGATCGTTCCGCGCCTCTAGCTTAACCGTTGCCAGTTGCGCCTCGGTATAATTGAGCAATATGTCGTCAATCTCTTGCGTGCTGATCTTCGAGGCGGTCGCATTGGCACCCATATAGATGCCGGGTGATTCATTTCGGCCACTACCTAGAAATGCGATTTGTTCCATGTAGACACAGCAAGCAAAGGTGCCGACCACGCCTTTTTGAATCTGCGCCCCGTCAATTCTTGCAAATGGAAAGAAGTCGCCGCCGACGTTATCGAACACCTCGACGGTGTTTCGGTTAAGGGCATAGACCTCATTCCTTAGCTTGAGCAATGCCACGACAGGATCGGGATCAGCCTCAGCGCTTCCATATTTCAAAGGATTGACTGCGAGCGGATTAGATAGCTCGGTCACCACCAGAAACTCGCCGTCGGTGGTCATGAAATAGCCATCGACCCAAACCAAATCGAGCACAATCCCTAGATCGGGATCGGTGTTTTGCGTAAGGGTTGAGGCTATCGGATCCCAATAATAAAGCCGCGTCCCTGATGCGATGGCTAACAGGTCGAAGCTATAATCGAACGTTACCAAGCTATCGACTGGGCCGCCTACATCCCCCAACTCGGTTACAACGCCCGTAGCAGACACCGTGACAAGCTTTGTGCCCATCACCCGATAACAGATGCCATTCCAGTTAACGCCGCCCCTGTCAGCCCCTGGCCCTACACCGTTAGCCACGATGCCTTCGCCGGGACGCAGGTATCCGGTGCTGATCCCGCTGTTCATTGGCACAGGTAACACATTGATTGGGTATGCAGTCCTGAGATCAGGCCCGTTGTCGGTATAGATGCCGCTGAGGAGTTCAATCTGCATCTAAATCACCACTTTTCTTTTGCCGCCCAGAAGGCTGCCGACATCTTGCCCTTAGCGATATTCTTAGCATGCCTAGCCTTGAAGGATTCACGCCGCGTCTTATCGGCTTGGCTTTCGCCTTCACGCTTTGGGCTGCCTGAAACGCCTTGCTGACCGAAGCGGATTGTCTTGATCTTATCGCCCTCCTTAGCCACAACAACATGGCTTTTGGTAGGATGCGATGGGGTGCGCTTGGGCTTGTTAAAGCCTGCAACACCTACTCGATCAAGTCTGGAATCCTTCTTCATCGCTAGGCAATTCTATACCAGCTGTTGGTTGCCACCACAAAGCGCATCCGAAAGAAGTCCGTAGCCGATAGGGTGGTTGATGCCCCGTAAGCTGCCGTCGCCCCGTTCAAAGCCAGCGTGAAGGCTGTGATCTGCTGCGTGGTGGTAATCAGCACCTCGGTGCCGTCTGGCGTCTGGGTGTTTAACGGAAGCGTTACCGTGCCTGTGGCAAGCGTCCCTGCAGGTTGAATCAGCATCCACTGTTGTGCCGCTACAGGGGTAGGAACCGCTACGTTAAAGCCAGTGCCAGGGGTGTAGATATTCGTGGCCAGCGTTGGGCTTGCGAACACTTGCTGAAAGAATTGCAACAACGAGTTAATCGACAAGCGTCGTGCATCGCCATTGCTAGGTGTGTAAACGGCAAGCTGATCACCGGCTGAAACCTGCGAAAGCAACGGAAGTTGGTAAATCTGTGGCATGGGGCGCTCCTAGTTTAATTCAATCGGGCCGTCTGGCCCTGCGGTCACTGGATCAACTGGGCCGCGCAGGAAAGGATTGTCGTTAATCCGCCAAGGCTTGTTACCTGCTCCGGACGGCATGGTATTCGGGAACTGCTGCTCAAGCGGGAAGGTGGCACGCTGTAGCAGTATATCATAGCCCTGCTTGGCCGTGGCCTTGGTCTCTTGCATCACTTGCTTGCCATGGGACGGCGCAAGTCTAATGCCTAAGCTACAGGTGATGGCCTCATAAGCTGAGTCAGGGACATTGGTTTGCTCATCGATGCTGCCGTCCTGAGGGCTTGACGGGATCGGATAGCCTAGACGGATGCCCTTAGCGTTCCAGTCTGCCATCATTGCATCAAGCCTTTGACGGGCCGTCTCTAGCTGATCTGGCTGTAGGTCAAAGACATAGGACGCAAGGCCAATTTCATTGAAGGCCGCGTAGACAAACTGGCGCTTGCTGTATCCCATTTCAATCTCCTGCCAATAAAGCGAGTTCGGCCTCGATCAGGCTAAGAAGTTTCTTGTTCGACATGCGCTTCGAAGCAACAATGCCAAGCTGAGATGCTTTTGCTTCCAACTCCTCACGGGTTGGCGGTGCATCATCGGTGACCTCAACAGGTGCATCGATCACAGCGTCGATTGGTGACGGGTGGTATTGCTTGCCGTCAAGACGTGCTTCGGTCTCCGCCTTCTTGAGGCGCTTCTTTTGCAGTCGCGACTCTTTCCATTTGGCCAGAGTTTTGACTTTTTGGATGGCGGCTGACTTGATCATTTCTTTTTCTTCGGTGCTTTGCTTGGCTTGCCTGCAGCCTTAGCTGCCTTGGCTGCCGTGCTTAATGACATTGCCACGGCTTGCTTCATAGGCTTGCCGGACTTTATTTCCATCGCGATGTTTTTCCCGATGGTCTTTTTGGAATAGCCCTTGGTCATTGGCATGATGCGCTCCTGAAAAGAAGGTGGGCCAACATTGCTGCTGGCCCGCCATTGGTTAAGAAATACGATACGCGATGAAGGTATTTGCCGCTGTCTTGCGAAGACGGAAGCGGGCTACAGAACCAGCCGTTGCAGCAGTTACAGCACTTCCAACAATGGTCACGTCTGTGTTCACAGTCAGCGTCAGGACAAATGCACCCAACGTCATGATGGTGAAGTCAAACGAATCACCGATGGCCCACTCAGTTGCCAAATCAAGGTTTGCACCCGTTGGCAATTGAAGGTTGCGAGCCTGCGTGATCGTGGAGGTGACAATGCCCGTCAGCACTTCAGCTGCAGTCATGATCATCGAACCGCCATCAGCAATGTTGGCTGGAGCAGGTTGAGGCTGCCAGTTGCCATTGTTGCTGATGTCAGGCGCAACGCCTACCGAGTAATAGGCACCAGATGCACCGGCTTGAATGACAACGTTAGTCGCATTCGTAAACGCTGCCGATACATAAGTCGTGTTATCAACGACGGTCAGGAGATCCAGCGCCTCAGGAAAGTTAGGGAACCCGACTTCCTGAAACACGCTGGCTGGCGACAAGGATTGAACGGCAATTTTCTCGCCCGCTGGAACAGCTACAGTTGCTGTGCCCTCTGAAAAAATAACTTGATAGCTCATGGCGTCAGTTCCTTAGGTTTGACCGAACAAGAGAATACCAGACATTTCTGGCTGCTTATTGACAACACCAAACAAGGTATCAAGGCGATACTTGGTTTTCATGGTGTTAACATCGTATTGCTTCTGCATGACCAGTTCGATGCCCTGATCGGTAGAGGCGCGAAGCACTGCAACCCCTGCATCGGCAGGAACAGCGTAACGGCCCGGCAGAATTTCCAACGCATCTTTCTGCCAGAAGCAGTTGATAGGTGCGGTGACGGTGTTGAGGCGGTTGATCGTGCGGCCAGCGGCTGCGGTCACAATACAGTTTTGATACTGCAGTTCTGCATCAGTCCCGCCTTGAGCCGAGATGATCGGAGGCGTGATAACGCAGGTGGTTGCATTGATCACCTGGACAACGCGGAAGGTCTTCGAGAAACCCGTGCCTTGCTTGGTGATGTGATGGACAGCTTCAACGCCCGCAATCTCAATTGCCGAACCTGCTGGAAGATCGGTGGTGCTTGAGACCGTGATGGTTTGGAAGCGGTTATCCACGTTTTGGGTTTCGCCAGTGACAGCCGTCGAGGTTGCGACAGGCACCCAATAGTTGCCAGCGGCAGCCAAGGTGGACATCGTTGGATCAGCGCCGGTGGCAGCTGCCAGACGGTTAGCATAATCCAGTTTGTAGGTGTCGAAACCTGCAACCATGCCGACATAAGAACGCTCGAAAGCGTTGTTGGACTTATGGCCAGAGAAGTTGCGTGATACCGAAGCACCACCAGTGCCGCCTGCGATGTTGCCTGCAAGACCGTTATAGTCGCGGCTGGACAGAGCCAGATAGCGATCAAATGCCTGCACGCCTTGCTCGGTCAT